CACCCAGTCTATAACTCTCAATCAATGCTCATTCTCTTACCGTGGCTATTCATTATCCCTTATGTGCTCGCCAGACACATAATCCAACAGGTGTATCAATGACGTGATAACGTCCACCTGTCTATTGCTTATATGGTCGTGCTGTCTCAATCATCTTCTGCACAACGCTGCCGCAATAGGAAGCATTCTGTTTGATGATCTCGAATGAACAGAATGTATTTCCATTTGCAAGCTGATAACGATATACAGTCCGTTGATGTTTGTTTGCGTGTTGTTGTGCTGTGCTCATTTTGCGTAGTCCTTGAAAATATCATCCGTGAATTCAAAGCCTAAATCAGATTGACCTACTTCAACAATTGAAGGTTGATAATCAGCATCAATCACAAAGCATGAAGCTATTGGCTGAGAGTATATTCGTTGTGGAGCAGTTTCGTTATAATTCTCTACTGCTTCTCTTGACATATAAATCCACATATTTGACTTTATCGTTATTGCTTTTCATTTTGGCTCCTATGATGCTATATCATTTGGAAATTCATTTCGCCATGTATCTGCAACATCAATCATGATACGGGCGGCGATAACTTCTAAACTATGGGAACTATATTTCTTTGCTTGTGCCCAATATTCATCAGCTTCAAAGATAATTCTTATAGCATCATCACGGTCCACCATGTGTTCATCGTTACATGATGCTTGGTCGTATCCGGTTTGAATTATGTCTGATTTGATTTTTTCGATTGGATGAACTTTGAAGAATTCTTTCATATCTTTGATAGCTTGCTTTTCTTCTGGTAACAATTTTGTTTTCATGATTTGGCTCCTTATAGAAAACATAAAATAAATGTTATGGATTTCATAACATAGAAGCGGAGATGATCTACCTATCTGCATAATGATTGAATATCCTACAAAGCTTCTTACACTTGTCTTATGTGGCTGCGTTTACACAGCCAAATAACGCTATGCGTTTTTATCAATCAAGTTATCTTTATATCTCGGAACGTTCGCGCAGAATTTGCCGCCGATAGATAGCCATCTGACAATATAAAGACTTTTCTCTTATTCGTAAATTTGCTTTATGTGTTGCAGAAGATCATCCCCGCTTTTACGTCATGAAAGAGTTTTGAAAAATGAACGCTAGTTTTTTATTATGCGCCAGCGTTCATCATAATATATTTGTCTAATGTATTTCTCAAAGATAAGCATGAAAGTTCATCATCTATCATCTATCACTTAGCCTATGATCTTGCATTATTTCAACAAGTGCTCAATAGGGGAGTAGTAAGCAGGTTACAGAGATGTATCTGGATGCTGCTTCTTGATTGCTTATCTCGCTCATTTTACTTTTAGCGCATTGCTTGTTGAGCATCTTTGTTTTTGCTCTTACGTCCGTTTACCGCTTTGCTGTTCGGTAGAAGCTATGTTTATCTTTGCTTCCTGACTTTACTCTCTGCGCTTCATTTCATTTGAGATTGTTTGTTCCCCTAACTACAAGCATGATTATCTCAAATAATCTGTAATATGTCAAGTGCAAATAACTGCAAAAAAGTGCATAAATCAAGCATGTTCCAAACGAGTATTTACAGCTATGCAAAGTTATATGGATTTACAATCTAAAAATTGTACTAATTGTTTTCCCAGCCTTTTAGTGTCAACACTATCAACACTGTTTCTTTTGTCTTTTTCATCTTTTTTATATGCGTTGATACTGTTGACACTAATGATACTATTTATACTGTTTACTCTGTTGATATTCTTTCTTCATACTTTTTATATAATCAATTGATTTTATTCTTTGCATTGGCTAACATATATGGAACCTTTCCACCTGCTACTTTATCTCCTCTTATTACTAATCCTTTTTTCATCAGTTCTGCCATTTCTCTTGAAATCAATGACGGGTCATAATGAAGTGCTTTAGCAAGCTTTCTTATATATGCTTCACTTCCATTATTACCCATATGAGCGAGTAATTTTGCCTGAATAGTTCCCGGCTTTACCATCTCTTGATTGATAGGGCACCATAATGTCCTTTCAGTATCGAATTGCAGTTCTATTTGATCTATTTCAGTATCCCTAGATGCAACAAATAATTTAGCATTCGATTTGCCGCGCTCGCCAACAAGACCCCATACAGTATCCGCTACTCCGCCTTTAGCTCCACTCCCTGATAAATCATCAATCACATCTCCACTGAATTGATTATTCTTTCTATGATGATCTATAAAGCCAAAACTAAAATCTCCTCCTCTTGTCATTTCATACAATGGAGATAAATATTTTGTAGCTTCAACAGCATCATTATTGTCCTTCAATAAAAATGCTTTTGCATAAGTATCAATAACACATAATACATACTTTCTTTTTTCCAATCGCTTCAACAATGCCTCCAGTCCACCTTTATTCAATTTGGGCCATGTTTCTTCTATCTCTAACATTTCCAATCCCTTCATATCAGAAGTAATACCCATATTGGCCATTCTCTTTTTCAATCTTCTGGCATTATCTTCAAGACTAATATATAAAACTCTTCCCGATTGCATTACATCATAGCCAAGAAATGTTCCATTCGTTACTATACTTGTTGTCATTTGTAACATCATAAATGATTTACGCATCTTTGGCCGCCCAGCTAAAAAGAAAAATCCTTGTGGCAATATATCTTTGATAAGCCATTGAACATCTCCTAATTCCTCCTTCGTTATCTGTGCTGCTGTCCATGATGTCTTACGTTGATTTCCAATATTCGTTTGATTTACTTTCTTCGATGTCATGATTGATCTCCTGTATATAATCTCATTATTTCAGCTTCTATATTTTGAACAATTCTTTTGCCTAATATATTTCCTAATGTATCTTCAACTGGATGAACTGTCCATAATGAACGTACTCCCAATATACGAACATGTAAAAAATGAACTGGCGCCATATAGCCATCATTCACCATATAGAACCAATCTTTTATGTCAACCATTTCCCATGGCCAATCAAATTTCCAGTGATGTCTAAATTCCATTATCAATCTCCTTTGAATATTTTGAAATAAAAAAGATGTACGCTTTTGCCATTGGTGTTCATTGGAATTCCCGATGAGATAAGACAGGGGGAACACCAATGGCAAAAGAATACATCCATTGTTATCTCATCTTTCGGGCTCCAATTCCCGGCAGCTTCTTTTATGCTTCATAGCTACAAACGCAATCATACTATTTATAACCAATCTGTCAATTAATCCCACTGCATAAAATATGCAAGTTCTATAAACAGTTGTATAATGCCGCTGTCGTTCATTTTATATCGTACGTTACAAAAGGAGTAAACATATGTTACCCGGTACAGTTCATGCGGCATTGGTAATCGTATTCTCGTGGCTGGTCCATCTTCTGTTTGCATCTTTCGGCATTGATCTCGGAAGTGAAGCAGCAGATGCCATTGCTCAACAGATTGTGGCCTATATTCTGTCTCTTGTTGGACTTGGCTTATTCAATCGTGTACGTGTCAAGTCATTTGTCATTTCAACTGCTGAATATAGACCTCCATTCACATCCTAACCAATTTCTCATCTCCTTTAGATGCCGGCAGGAGATATGGTGCTCCTGCCGGCTGGAGCAATTATGACAGAAACAGAATTATTAGCACTATTGGAAAATAAAGATGCTCGCCGCGCATTCTTTGCAATGAGCAGCCAAGATCAAAGGGAGACATTTTATGATATGCTCGTTTTCATCCGTTCACAACAGGCACAAAGAGATAAAACTATCGCCAATATAAGAAGTGACATTCAAGCTTTAGAACGCGCCTTCCGTCAAGTGGGCCGGCGTGCTGATGCTCCAACACTTACAACATCTCAAAAAATAGATGTAGCTTTATCCAAAACAACATTTTATGTTGCTTGGGTTTGGTTTAGAGACAAAGTATTACCAAATCTAGTTACATCTATTCTACTTGTTGTTATTATGGCATTACTATATACAGCATTTGGTGGAACAATTCCATCACCATGATAAACAAAAGAAGCAGGCGCCCAGTAGGTGAAGTAAAGCCAATTGATCTCTATGAAGCCGAACTAGTTGACAGAAACGATATAAACCCTATGCGTTCAATCGAACCACGGCATACAGCCATATACATCCACCTGACAATTGATGAGGCTAAATCAATTCTGCAACATCTCGCCGCTGAAATCGAAAATCATAAAACAGGCACAATACTGCTTCCGTTATATGGTCGTGAAGTATGAACTTTGGTTTGTCGTTCATTCAAGTATCAGACATTAGCCACCATCAGGGATATCCTCCAAATTTCCGAGTGGTTGACTTTGAAAAAATGAAGTTATGGGGCATGTTAGGTTGTATCATGCGCGCAAGCCACGGCTCCATACAAGATAACGCTTTTACATATAATTGGCCAGCATGTAAGCCAGTTCTGCCACGTTCAAGTTATCATTATTATGAAAACTATATTGAACCAAAACGACAAGCAGAAAAATATTGGAGCATGATTGAGCACGATAATACAGGCATGATGTGGTTAGATTTAGAGGACCCATATCTAGGCGCTTATTATCATTGGGACTATTGGTATCAATGGTTGGAACGATTGAAAACTTTATCAGGAGCAACATATGATGATGTTGGCATCTATTCAGGCAGAGCATATATTATTGAAAGTTTCAGAACAATGCCAACAGCTACCCGCGCATACTTCAAACAATATAAGTTCTGGCTTGCTGATTACGGAGCCAAAGGCTCCAATCCCTTATTACCTGATTTCTCAACAAAGCAAGTTCCTTATCCATACACTGATAATGACGTCCTATTGGTGCAAACAGGAACTCCAGTTATCGGTATTGCCTGTGGTGTCTATTCATATGAAATAGATTACAACAGAGTAAGAGGTTATGATAGCTTCAATCGAATTTTCAAAACATCAATCAATGAAAAAGTTCTTGACATAAGCATAAGGAGATTACCATGAAAGGTGAAGTTTTAGTAAATGATCTAACTGTAAGGACAGAAATGCGAACTGGCAGCGAAACAGATACACGCGCCAATTTGAATATTGGTGATATTGTTTATGGAACAGTATTAGGTAACTGGATTGCTTATAGCTATGTCTATCGTAAATCAGCAAACATGGCCAAAGAAACATTTCCCGGTACACGTTATTCAGCTATAAAAAATCCGCTCAATCTGTCTCAAATATTTATCAGAGTAACGGAAGGAGATGATGTTGAGCCAGTTCCAGTTCCGCCAGTTGATCCCCTGCCAACATTTGAAATTGTTATTGGCGGCAGTGATTATGAAATTGTAGAAGCTGCTCAAGTTGATAACAAAATAGTCATTCAAATCCGACCAAAACAATAATGCAAATCGTTATTAGTAAGTTAGTTCCAAATACCGGCCATTTTGCCTACATCTTACATGATTGGCAAACTAGCCGCTATTTCTCATCCATCTACAATCGCTCTGTTCCAAGGTCATTATATGACCCAAAAGATAAGCTAAAAGATGATGCTGGATATCCTGAAATGTGCCCATTGGAACCGCGTGAAGGTGTCAAGCTGTCCGCTAATCTTCAATGGTTCTGGATGGGACAATTATGCTTATCTGCATTTGGCATATTCATCAACAATAAAGACCAATTTTATGCCAAACTCAACACGATACAAAGAAACTATATAACAAATGCTTGGTTAGGTCTAACTAAATCATGGACTGCATTCATGAATGGCGCTGGTACAGAATATGAAAGCAATCGAAGAAACTATATAACAGAATGGCACATCAAAAGTAATGAATATCCAATCTTGTTTGAAAATACTTGTGGCGGCTCATCTGTTGAACTATTCAATCACGAACTATATGGAAAAGGCTATAAAGTCAAAACGCTTCGCCCTGATACATATAATTTATGGAAAGATTTCACATTCAAAACTCATCCACAATACTTCACATTTGCATCCAACAGTACAGTTATTCGATATGGGAATTATTGGCGTGTTGAGCCCTTCCATTATCTTGATGGTAAGCATGTTCCTGTGCCATTGATCTCGAATAATGGTTATGTTTATGTTGAAGCGAATAGAGTAACGCTGTTTACTCTTGATAACTTTCCCAAGCATTACTATCCTAATCCATAAGGCTCATAATGGGAACTCTTTTTGCTTGCGGCTTTGAACTTCAATCAACTACTAATACCATGGAGTGGGCAACCGGCACAAATGGCTCCCCTGCTATTGAGACATCCATCAAGCATTCTGGTGCTGCTGCGTTACGCATCAATAATAATGCCGCTGCTGAAAACATCTTACATCTATATAGAAACAGTCAGGGTCCCCATTGGTGCTCTGTTTACTTCTATATCGTTACCAATCCCTCCTCCACTCGACAATTCATTACATTGCTCAATAGCTCTAATACTAAAATTGGTATTCGTCTTATGGCGGGCGCTGATGCTGGAAAGCTTCAACTATTCAATGAAGAAGATATTACACAAATAGGCTCTAACTCGTCCGCTCTGTCAACTTCTACATGGTACAGAATTGATATATCGGTAGATGATACAACATTATCCAGTACATCAGTTGAAGTCCGTTTATATGCTGCTTCTGCTGAAACATCATTATTATGGAACCCATCAGGCACCGCCGATCTCACTGCAAGTCCTAACCGTTTCCGTATAGGTACAAATGGCGCTGATGCTAACTTTGATGTTGTCTATGATGATATATACATTTGCGATAATTCTGGAAGCTTCCAAAATACATGGCCCGGCGAAGGTGAATTAATCATCATGCGGCCTGATGCGAACAGTGGGACGCCACAATGGGCGCGCGGTGGAACTGATAGTGGCGCGAATTGGTCACAAGTTGAAGAAATACCACCTGATGATGTAACCACATACGTTGAAAGTAATACTAATAATCAAGTTGATGAATATACTTTAGAAGCTACACCATCAGCAATGGACAGCACAGATACTATCCTTTGGGTTGGTGTTGGTGCTCGCTTTGCAATCAGTGCAACAACAGGTAGTGACCCTGATTTTGTTGTAGGCTTGAAATCAGGGTCTAACGTTGATGAAAGCGGCAATCTATCCGGCGCTGGCAGTACAACATGGGCAACGAATGCAACAACAGACCCAAAGAATTATCCAGTATTAGCGAATGATAGTAATTATCAGGAACCGGGAACAAATACAGCCTATACTAAATCCATTCTTGATAGTCTTGTTGTAAGAATTCGTGAAAGCTTCACAGATACACATCTTATCCGCGTCTCTGCTGTTTGGGTCTATGTTCGACATAAGCCCTCCAGCGGCATCACTGGAACAGCATCAATTACTCAAGCTTCTGACACTGTCTCCAGCGATAGTGATTTATATGTAAAAGCTTCTGCTTCAATAACTCAAGCTAATGACACTCTATCCAGTGCATCAGCAGTCCAAATCAAAGCTACTGCTTCAATCAATCAGGCTGCTGATACTATCGCTTCCGCCAGTGCTTTGCAGATCAAAGCAGCATCAGCACAAACGCAAGCAGGGGATACATTATCTTCAACTGCTGAAATTGATCTCCATGGGGCTGCTTCAATAACTCAAGCAGATAATACGCTTGCTTCTGCTTCCACTATTCAACTAAAAGCCGCCGCTTCTATTACTCAATCAGATGATACTTTATCAGCAGTAGGGGAAATTGATCTTGTTGGTTCATCAAACATTACACAAGCAGCGGATAGTTTATCTTCTTCTGCTGCTTTACAAATCAAAGCTAATTCAAGCTTGATACAACAGAACGATACTTTATCGGCTGCCGGTTCCGGAAGTGCTCTGTCTCCAATCGAAGGAACAGCGAACATCACGCAAGCTGATAATACCGTATCTTCTGCTGCTCAATTGCTCATCCATGGGGTCTCATCTGTCAATCAAGATAGTAATTCCATAGTCTCTGCTGCTGTAATCTCAATCAAAGCACAAAGCAATATCACTCAACAAAATGACATAGTTTCTGCTGCTGCTAAGATCAACATCACTGGAGCAGCAAATGCTAATCAATCCAATGATACTTTATCGGCATTAGGTGATGTGCTTATTGTCGGAACATTGAACAGCGTTCAAGATGATAACTTTACTTTATCAGTCATTCAATTAGTTCTACCTATTGAAGGACCGGGAACTGTCTCAATATATAAAGCTGAAAAGATGCGTAATTTGAAAGGAGAAGCACTGCAAATAATCAAAGCCGAAAAGATCAAAGAAATAGAATATAATGATTAGTATTTCGTACGATACAAAAAAGGAGTAATATTATGAACCTAGTACAGAAACAGGGGAAAGCTATTGAAGCCATTCGCTCAATCTCGGAGCATTATGATGGTGATGAGAAAGAAGTCCAAGACGTGTTGGATGGTCTTGCAAAGTTTATCAAGCAGGAACAAAAAGAATTCAAAGCAAAGCAAGCTGCTTATGTCAACGCTCAAAATACTCCCGGCATTGATTTGCTTACCAGTAAAGACATTGGCCAAGTGCTCAAAGGAGATAAATCATGACGCTTCAATATGCTTCTGCTCTGCGTGATGCTCAATTGGATGCCATCGAAACACATATTGGCACATCTCCAATCTTACGCATTAGGACTGGAACTGTTCCCGCTAATGTTGCCGCTGCTGATGCTGGAACAGTGTTAGCAGAATTGACTTTACCATCCGATTGGTTAGCTGCTGCTTCAAGTGGTTCAAAAGCTAAATCCGGAACATGGGAAGATACTTCTGCTGATGCTACTGGTACCGCTGCTCATTTCAGAATATATACAAGTGGTGGAACTGCAAAGATACAAGGAACAGTCACAATTACTGGTGGCGGCGGTGATATGACGGTGGATAATACTTCTTTCGCTACTGGCCAACAGTTCACAATTACATCATTCACAATCTCCGCTGGTAATGCGTAGGTAGCAACATCATGGCGATTGAATATGAAGTAAGTCAATCAACAAGAGAGGAGAAAGTCTATCCATTAGACTTTTCTCCTGCTCTGTTAGAAGGTGTTGAAGTTACGGACATCACCTTTGAATATACAGGCGATAATGAGGACGATGAACCGCCATTGTTTGACGTGTCAACGATTGATACTCCAATCGCTTATGTAACCGTTTCTGGATTAGTTGTTGGTGTTCATCGTTTGCGCTGTCTAGCCACAACGGACAATGATGATCTATCGCCTGAAATTGTTCTACAGATTACTACCAATTTCTAATGAAGCAGCCAGCAGAAGAACCTAAAGAACTAAAGAAGCTTTCAAAAAAGCATCAGCATGTATTGGATGTTTACCTAACATGCTGGAACAAAACGAAAGCTTACAAAGCGTCTTATCCGGATATAACTCATAATAGCGCCAAAGCGGCAGCATCACGATTATTCAAAGACCCTGATTTCTCTGCCCATGTCTCTGCCGCTTTGGATGCTGTTCATTTGAGTTATGAAGAAGCTTTGGCGCTACTTGCAGATTATGCGCGTGGTGATATTGATGAGTTTTTAGATGATGATGGAAACTTTGATATTGAGAAAGCGCGCAAAGCTGGCATAACTCATATCATCAAAGAGATTGAACGGGAGGAGCGAATATCGAAAGATGGAGACATTACTGCCAGAACTAAATTGAAGTTACATGATCCATTAGCTGCTATTGATAAAGTCCTGCGCGTTCAAGGTCGCTATAAAGACACATTGGACTTGAATGTAAAGAAAGTATATAGAGTTACCATCAAAAAAGATAATGATTGAAGCTGATTTAGATTTTGAACCTGATGCCGAAATAATCATTGACCCTGACATATTCAATGCTATCTATTTGCCATTTATGGATAACATGGCGAGAATTCAAATATTCTTTGGTGGTGCATCATCTGGTAAAAGTGTTTTCAAGTCTCAACAGGTGGTATTTGATCTATTGAAAGGCGGCAGGAATTATTTAGTATGTCGTGCTGTTGGTAAGACTATTCGCCGCTCTGTATTCAATGAAATCAAGAGACGCATAGAGGAATTTGATCTCCGCGAACTATTCAAGATCAATCAAACAGAGTTTACAATAACATGCTCTAATGGATATCAAATCTTTTTTGTTGGCCTTGATGATGTTGAAAAAATTAAATCAATTGTTCCAGAGATGGGAGCAATAACAGATATATGGATTGAAGAAGCCACAGAAGTTGACAAGAATACTGTCAAATCATTGATGAGACGGCAGCGCGGTGGCAGTGATTTATATCCTAAACGTTTACACATGACATTCAATCCTATTCTAAAAGACCATTGGATATTCGAGGACTATTTTGCTCCAATTCAGTGGAATGATGAGCAGCAGCTTTATGATAGCCCCACATTACTAATACTCAAAACATGGTTTGAGCATAACGATTTTCTAACTGATGCCGATAAAGCTGATTTACTAAATGAGACTGATAAATATTTCTCTGATGTCTATACTTGGGGCAATTGGGGCATTTTAGGTAATGTTATCTTTACAAATTATGAAATCGTTGATCTTACAGAACTAATACCAACGTTTGACAACATACGCAATGGTGGCGATTTCGGCTTTGCATCTCATCCCGCCGCTTTGGGTCGTATGCACTTCAACAAAAAGAAGAAAGAAATATATTTCTTTGAGGAATTCTACGAACGCGGATTAGTCAATGACGAGTTAGCAACAGAAGCATTAGCAATGTTTGGAAATGAAGAAGTACGATTTGACAGCAGCGAACCAAAGTCCATAAAGGAACTGCGTAATGCTGGAGTAAATGCTGTCCCAGCTATCAAGGGACCTGATAGCGTCATACATGGAATTCAATGGCTCCAAGGATGTAAATTTTATATTGATAAAAAATGTATCAATGCTCAAAACGAAATGAGGTCCTATAAATGGGTAGAAGGGCAAGACGGCAAGCCTATTTCTCCTCCGCGGCCCGTTGATGCTAACAACCACATTATTGATCTCATTAGATACGCTCTGGAGCGTGATATGCTGGAACTACCTAATAAAGGTAGACAGTGGAATGGATAATAAAAATGCCTGAAACCATAATACTCAATCCTGATGTCAAATTGATCTTCGATGCTATCAATAAAAAGCGCAAACGATATGATTTACTTTATGCCTACTATGAAGGCCGGCATCCATTGCGCTATTCGACGGATAGATTGAAAAAAGCATTTGAGAAATTAGATACCTACTTTGCTCAAAATTGGATTAGTGTAATCATTGAAAGCTTGACAGATAAATTGATCTTGAAAGGCTTTGATGTTTCAGATAATGAAGCTGCTAATACTGCGATTGATGATCTCTATAAGCTTTATGACATGCAGTTATTAGCGGATGATGTGCATGAAGCCGCCATAGTGACAGGGGAGGCGTTCATTATAGCTATGCAGTCGGAAGATGGAGACAGTGAAGAACCTTTGGACATATACTTCAATGATCCCCGCATGTGTCATGTGTTGTATGATTTCGATAGGCCGGGAAAAAAGCGCGTAGCTGGGAAAATGTATATTGATGAGCAGAGGTTCGTCTGTATGGTTTTATATTATGAGGACAAATTTCTGTACTATAAAACTAATCAACGCTTGAAAGATAAATCAGAGACATTGCCAACATGGAAGCCATCTTTATTCCTACCTGACCCAGACACGCCGGAAGAAGATAATCCATTTGATGAAATTCCTGTATTTCATTTTAGATCAAAACGTAATTCAAAAAAGTTAGATGTGGGTCCCAGTGAAGTTAGTTTACAGGATGCAATCAATAAACTGCTAACTGATATGTTGGTATCAAGTGAATTCAATGCCTTTGTCCAAAGAGTAATCATCTCACAGGCAGACCCCGGCAATTTACAGAATATAGCTGGAGCGAATTGGTGGCTACCTTCTGGCGATAGTAAAGGCCAGCAAACATCAGTACAGGAATTAGGTGGCAGAACACTTGACGGCTTTCTAAGTGCTATTGATAAAATGGCCACTTCATTGGGTATCATCTCACGAACGCCAAAACATTATTTCTTTGCTCAAGGTGGCGACCCATCAGGTGAAGCATTGATAGCCATGGAAGCACCATTGAATAAGAAAGCTTCAAAGCGTCAAAAAGGATTTGGAGTTGAATGGCAACGATTGGCAAAATTCCTGCTCAATATATCAGGCAATAAAGATGTCAAAAAGAGCCAAATTGTTCCTATATGGGAACCAATCGAAACAGTTCAACCACTTACTGCTGCAAACATTATCAAGACGGAAACTGATGCTGGAATTCCACTGAATACATCAGCACGGCGACGTGGCTGGAGCAATGAAGAAATCAAACAGATGGAAGATGATAAGAAAAAAGAGAAAAAAGAGATGGCAGGATTGGCGCAGAACGCTTTGGACGAGTTACGTGCTCAAGATGCACGCAATAACGCCACTGGACAGCTTGCAGGAGCAGCGCCAGCGAACGGACGTAACAACACAAGCGCCCAGCAGGGAAACGGCTCCTAGTCAATCCTGTGAAGGTTTTGACACTCTAAAACACTATGCCCAGCGATAAAAGCACTCCGGACCCTAAAATTATCCGCATGTTACGGGAATATCGTGCTTCCTTGATTGCTCGTGAGGATGAGCAAGTCAAGAGACTAGCAGCACAATGGATTGATATTGAGAATTCATTACTTGATGAGATGCAATTACTGGCATTGCAGATCATTGAAGCGAAAGAAAGCGGCAAAGCAATCACAGAGCAATTGATAATGAGAATGGATAGGTATCAGCGTTTGAATGCTCAAATGAAAAGCAGAATTCTGGAATTCACAAAAGAAACCGCTGCTCCTGATATTGAAAGCGAACAAAGAGAATATGGAGGCGCGGCGATTGACATTGCCAATGATGTTATTCGTTCTCAATTCAGATTGGCCCCTGCATTTGACACATTGCCATTAGAGCATGTGGAAACTTATGTTGGATTGTTAGGTAATGGTGCTCCATTGAATACGTTACTCAAAGAAGCTTATCCAGATAGCTTAGATGGAGTTATAAAAGCTTTGTTAGAAGGAACAGCGAAAGGACTTAATCCCGGACAGATTGCAACCAATGCCGCTAAAGGTTTAGGCATGGGTCTTGAGCGTATAACGCTTATAGCACGGACAGAGCAATTGAGAGTAAATAGATTAGTATCAGCAGATCAATATCGCCGGAGTGGTTTACAAGGCGTCATGAAACGAGTAGCAACAAAGGATGATAGAGTTTGTATGGCTTGTTTAGTTTCTGATGGTGAAATTATTCCATTGGACCAAGAATTGGACGACCATCCCCGCGGCCGCTGTTGTGCTATCTTTCAAATCAAAGGCGTAAAAGAGATTGAATGGCAAAAAGGTCCGGATTGGTTTAATAAACAAAGTGATGATATGCAAAAGTCTATGATGGGAGAGGATAAATGGGAAGCATGGAAAGCCGGCAAATTCAAGCTTTCTGATTTGCGCCAGAATTCCTATAGTGATATATGGGGACAGTCGCCACGGGTTCCATCATTGAAAGAATTGTTAGGCGGCAATTTTGTAGTTGAAAGTAAAAAGAAAAAGCTATCTAATAATATTGAAGAAATGAAAAAAAGATTATCCAAACGGTTTGATTTTCCTGAAAATAAAATCATACTTACTGATAAGGAAGGCTATAAATTTGATGTTGGCGATTTGCATACTCAAAGTGGTGCAGTGTTTGATCCAAATACCGGAACTATAACCGTATTCGATATACAAGACTATGAGGACAAGGAAGATTTGTTGGCAGAGATATTGGCTCATGAAGTTTCGCATTCTAAATTTATACCGTTTTTAGGTGAAATAACCAATGAAGAAATGTTAGTTTTGGCCGAAACTGATGGATATACAGATTACAGTAAAGCATATTGGAAATTGGTGGACCCTTCCAGTCCTACGGCAAGATTTTATCTATTGCGCGCTGTTGATGAGACGTTGGCAGAGATAGCACGGAGGGAGACAATAGACTATTTGAAGCCTTTGAAGCTATCAGATGAATGGAAAGATTTATTTAGGAGAGTCCATGGCAGAGAATACAAGTAAAAGCTTTATGGAGTATATTTTAGATATGGAGGTTATTTACCTTACCTTGAAATTTTCTCCCTCGACTAAGGAAAATTGTGAGATAATAAAAATAATTTATAAAAATGGTAGAGTTGCGTTTTCGTTTCCAGCTAAAAAGGAGAATAAACATGGTAAATAAAAATAGAAAAGTTGCAATGACAAGTGATGTTATAAAATTGGAAAAGAAAGGCTTTTTTCCAATTTATATTAGGCCATCTGAAAGCGGTGGCTATAAAATCCATGAATATACGGATAACTATGGACATGAAAGATGGGTGGATATAAGATTGCCAAAAAAACAAATTGAAAGTCAAATCCGAAAATATAGAGCTAGGAAAAAGAAGAAAGGATATTTGAAATGACAGAACGAACAGCACCATTAATCTTGAAAAGCAGGGCAGAGATAATACTGCAAACAAAGATTGATATTGCTTATTACACAGATCAACCAAATATATTGAGATGTGTATTAGGTAGTAAAGTTGTATATGTTGATTTGCAGAGGAAGGAGGAAGTTCCTGCTGCTTTGCTGAATGCTCAAGAGACACAACAGCCAGCAGTAATAACTAAGGGTCCACCAAAGGAAAACTTTACTGCTCAAATCACAAGAGAGAAAGCTATCCCAGCAGCAGCGAATAAACCCACTGCGAAAAAGAAAGCTACCAAAACACAAACAAAGAAAAAGTAGTACAATCATCAAAATTTTGTTTCGTACGATATAGAAACTAAATCAATCAGGCGTGACGCCAAGGAGTAACGTGATGTTATCCAATAAATTTTTCAGAATTCTTTACCAGCAACAGAGTGACAATAACGCTGGAGGTAATAACACTTCCAACGATAATCAAACTGGTAATCAGAATGACCAACAGGAGCAGAATACGCAACAGCCGTCCTATGCTTCATTCGATGAGTTCTATAAATCGCTGTCGGCAGAAAACCAAAGGCTTGTGGCTCCTGCTAAGGAGCACTTTGATAAAGTCTATGGAACAATTAGCGAGGTACGGAAAGAACGTGATGGCTTTTCCAAGCAGCTAAAAGATTTATCCAAACAACTTGAAGGTAACAAAGAAGCACAGGCCAAAGTTGATGAACTGTCCAAGTCTCTTGATGGCGCCAATAAGAAAGCTGATTTCTTTGCAGAAGCAATACAGAACGAATGTAAAAATCCAAAAGCTGCTTTTGCTCTTGCGCTTGCTTCTGATTTGTTCACTCGTGACGGTGCTCCAGATTGGAAAGCAATCAAAGCAGAAGCGCCAGAACTATTTGGACAAAAAGCTACAAAGAAATCAAGTGCTGGAAGTGGTACGCGAACAGAGCAGCCCAGAACTGGCGGCATCAATGAGTGGATTAGGGAACAAGCCGGCAGGAATGTAATATCAGAAACATAAACCAATAACAATAGGAGACTATCATGCCGTACAATACTCAAGTATCACGAGATGAAGCCGGAGCACTTATTCCGGAAGATGCTTCCCGTGAAATACTTCAAACAGTTGCAGAAGGTTCCACATTCCTTCGATTAGCACGTAGAGCGCCAAACATGACGCGCGCCCAGCGCCGATTACCAATCCTGTCCGTATTGCCACAAGTCTACTTTGTAGGCGAGTCCGGAAGATCACCGCAAACGTTCGGCGCCCGCAAACAAACAACAGAAGCAGCATGGAGCAATAAATATCTGAATGCAGAAGAAATGGCCTGCATTGTTCCAATCCCTGAAAGCGTTTTGGATGATGCTGATTATGATATATGGGGAGAAATACGTCCCCAAATCGTGGCAGCGATTGGCGCCAAAGTTGATGCTGCTGCATTCTTTGGCGTCTCTGATAGTGATGTTCCTTCAACGTGGCCGGATGGATTGCTCGTTGATATGCCCGCTGACCATGTCATTGATGAAAGCTTTGGAGATGATCTCTATGACGCCATAATGAGTGAAGGCGGCGTATTGAGCAAAGTGGAAGAGGATGGTTATTTTGTCAATGGACATGTAGCCGCCTTGACACTTCGTTCTAAGCTGCGTGGCTTGCGTGACCAGAATGGTAATCCCATCTTCGTTCAAGACATGAAACAGAGCACGCCATATTCCCTTGATGGCAGCAGGTTAGAATTTCCGCTGAATGGCGGATTTGATCCTGAACAGGCATTGCTCCTGTCCGGAGACTGGAACCAAGTCATGTGGTCGTTACGTAAAGATATTACGTATAAGCTGTTGACAGAAGGTGTAATCACCGACAATTCCACACCGCCCCAAATCCAATTCAATCTCGCTCAAGATGATATGGTTGCTTTGCGTGTTACGTTCCGTTTGGCATGGCAGATTGCGAACGTTATCAACCGCGTCAATTCCAATGATGCTACTCGTTATCCGTTTGCTGCTCTTGCTCCTACAGGCTCATGATTTTACTGCCTCCGATTGATCCTGATGCTAGAATTGATTTCTATGCCGGAAGTGATGAAAGCTTCCGGCAACTGAAATCATTATATGAAAGCTTGACAGTGGAGAGGCGTGGTAAATTCTATGCCTCTCCATCCGTCGTTGAAGATGGAATAAGTTTTCAACGAATAACAGGGGATAAAGTAACTGGAACCAATCCACTCGTTGTTGCTGCTTATCGTGATTTACATAGCATTTTTTATATCGCTGATGATAGGCCTTTGATTATGTATGAACGTGAATACACAAGAGAAACAAGGGGCCTAATCAATGCGGTATCTTTTTTCCTATGTGGCGACAATCGCGCCTATGATTTCAGGCGCATATCATCAAAGAATGTTGCGTTATTCAATACAAATCAAGCAGCAGTTAGCAAGCTGCTGGAATATGTAAAGGGTAAAGATGTTGAAACAATAACAGAAATCAATGGTCATTCTGTTGGACTTATTTATATGTCATGGGGCGATAAATCATTTGATGCTATAAAGCGTTCAATAGCTTCATTGAGACGCTTAGGCTATAGTTACAACGTTGCAGTTATTGGAGACTTTGAATATACAGCAAATTGGACAAGCGGCCACGGATGCAATATTCGATGGTTGGGCGAAAGTCCATTTGATAATACGAAGAAACGTAACTTTCAATTTAGAGCAGGACGAATAAAGCCGCATCTTGCAAAGTTATCTCCGTTTGATCTCAATCTATACATTGATGCTGATACTCAATTCATGCAGCCTATTCATTCAGCATTTGAGATGTTAGCTGATTATGATCTATGCGTGACAGAAGAAAAATTGGCGCTTAGAGATTTATACAATAAGAAGCTGGCAGGCTGGGAGCTGAATTTGATAGAACGTGATACCACCATCGTTGAATTAGGCGGAGATGATACACAGAAATTTATCAATAGCGGCGTGATGTTCTTTAGAAGGAACAAAAAAACATTGAAGCTGTTCCAAGATTGGCACGATGAATGGATGCGTTTTCAGGAGTGGGATGAGCAGTTAGCTTTGATGCGCGCTATTCATTCAAATAAATTGAAAGTAAAGTATTTACCTGTTGAATGGAACAGCCCACATATAAAAGATGATAACGTTATTATTTTTCATGATTATGGACGTGGTTCTGTGAGGATGAATGCCTAAGTATGCTTTGCTTTTAGCAGGACAGCCACGAACGTTTGAGTTCTGTTACCTATCATTGAAGCATCATATTCTTGATGTATATAATCCTGATGTCTTTATTTGCGCTGATAGTGAAGGGGAGAAACTTGCACAATTATATAAGCCGGTAGGCATGGCAATTGTCAATCATCAGGACGCATATCAGGAGGCGATTGATCTACGGAACAGCTTAGGTCTATCTCCAAACATACCAGAAGCAGCGTTATCAGTTGCTTATAAAGTAATGCTATGTAATGGCATGAAGATGGCGCAAGAAATAGTAAACAAAGCTGCATATGATGTAATCATCCTTACTCGCTTCGATGTCAAATTTGCAACAGTGCAACCGATTGGCGAAATCAAGCTTGACACTTTGTATGTTCCGTTCATTGACGCTTATCCAATCAAATCAGATGAACGGCCCGGCCATCATTGGGGCGGTTACTCTGCTCATTTATCGTGGATGAGTTCACATGTGGCAGATAAGTTAGCTAATATGTATTTTTCAGAAGTTGATTGGTTGAAATTAGCAACAGAAGCCAAAGCAGATTGGGGACAAAATCCAGAGCATGTTTTGGAGTTCTATTGCACTAGAAATAATATAAATGTTGAGTTCATCAATGTTGATATGATGTTGATTAGAGGTACATCGAAATCACCATTAGCATTCAACAATACAAGCTTGAAAAGTTATCCTAAATTCCGGCGAGATAGATATGGATGAAATATATACAATCACAACAGCAGAGGAAAGGAACTGCTTGGCTAGACTTGCGGCACAAGTTCCTAATAATGGAATTATTCTTGAGATTGGCGCTTTATATGGTGGCGTTACTGCTATTCTTGCTCAATCACAACCAAGAGCACATGTTATGACTATTGATAATTTCTCGTGGCACCCGGAAGGGATGCCAGAAACATCGGCAGCATTAGTGGAAGATAATCTAAATAAATTAGGCATCAAAGGCGTTTCCATCATCGAAGGCGATAGCCGCAAGATTGCAAGAAAGTGGGCAGATGAGATTGATTTACTATGGATTGATGGTGGTCACTCTTACGAGTTTGTATATAGTGATTTGTATAACTTTGGTCCACATGCTCAAGTTATAGCCTTGCATGATTACGATAATCCCATTTGGGCAACAATACGTCAAGCAGTTGAAACATTTATTAGTAAATTCCCATATTGGTATATTCATGAAGTTGTTGGCATGGTTGTTGTGTTGAGGAGAAAATAATATGGCAGCATCTACAAGTGATATAAGACGCTTGCGGCGTATGACAGCAGAGCCGACAAATGCAACATATAATGAGGAAACAATGGCAGCTTATTTAGAAGCATGGCCATTGATTGATAGTCAAGGAAGATCATCAACAGAAGCAGAGTGGACAGAGGCCTATGATCTTCATGCGGCAGCTGCCGAAATATGGGAAGAAAAAGCTGCTGCTGTTGCTCATAAACATGATTTTAGTGCTGATGGTGCTAATTATTCCTCCAGTCAAATGTTTGATAACTTTATGGAGCGTGCTCGTTATCATCAGGCACGACAAAAAGCTTTAGTACGAACAGTTGCCAAGCGCCCGGTGGAGAGTTCTGAAAGTCCATTATTTCTACACATTCACGCCAACATTGATCCTCCCGGTGAAGATGATCTAACAGATTTCAATGAGATTTGGAACTGGTAATGTTAGACAACAATCAATTACAGCACTTTAGAGAAAGACAATTAGTAGGCTTGATGGATACATGCCGTCAATTTGTGTATAGTTCATCAGCAAATGATTACAATGAAAAAATAGCGACATATACAGATTTAGGTACCGATATCCCATGCGGCTTAGATCAAGCCACAAGCAATGAACGGATGCGCGCTGCTGATACTGTCTTACAATATGATGCTACTATAAGATTGACTATTGATGATGGAAAATCGTTTAGTGTTAGAGATAGAATTCAGATTACAAAACGATTTGGCGAAACACTTGACACTCCAATAACTTATGAAATCGTATCTCCAGCACAAAGAGGTCCCAGTGGTATTCGTTTCTTATTGAAAAAAGTAGAGCTATGAAATCACTGATAAATATTGACATGAAGCCGTTGACTAAAGCATTGAATAAAGTTATCGCCAACACCGATAAAGAGACTTTAGGCAGAGCCACATTGGCAGGATTATTCACGTTTGAAGCATATGCTAAATTGAATATCAAGAAAACATTCAATCAGCAAACAGGCTTCCTAGGTTCTGCATTTGAGACAGTCTTGGATAGCGTATCGAATACGAACGCAGAAGGACATACTGGACCACTTGCTGTATATGGTCGTATTCAGGAACTTGGTGGCGTTATTCGTGCCACAAATGCTCAAGCTTTAGTATTCCAAACAGATGATGGAGAATGGCATAGAGTGAAAGCAGTGACAATCCCAGCACGTCCGTATATGCGGCCTGCTGCTGATGAACATCAGAATGATATATTCGACGCTGTTGGAACAGTTCTTGGAGATGCAATTGAAGGTAATAAATAATGACGGCCAATCTTGATAAAGCTTTACCATATTACCTAAAGAATATTGGCGCCATATCTGCTCTTGTTAGCGACAGAATAAGGCCTAATAGATTAGAGTCGGGAGAAACTATTCCAGCGGTGGTGTTTGAGTTGATCTCTACGAACCCGGTTCAAACGCATGGCGACCAATCGTTCTTACCCCGCCAGCGTTATCAATTTACATATTATGGAGTGAGTTATGAGACATGTAAAAATATAGGAATAGCATTCAAAGCAGCCTTGGATGGATATCAAGGCAACATGGGTACAGGTTCTTTCGTTACAGAGATTGAAGCTTGTTTGTATAAAGATGAACGCTCAACAGATGATCCAGAAACAGGATTATTTTGGCGTCAACAAGATTACCTAATTATTTGGAAGGAGTAACAACATGACAAGGCAAGGTGGTTTCGGTGCAGTATTGAAGATTGACGTAAGTGGATTGACAGCGGTTGCATATGTGAAGGACTTTGAATTTCCAGAATTTGAAAAGCTGCTTGCTGATATTACATCCCATGACAGCCCCGGCGGCTATCGTGAGATGATCTCAACAGGCAAACGCCAGATGAATGAATTCACTGTTCAACTTGTTTGGGATGTATCTCAATCAACACATGCCGCCATGATTGCAGCATTTGATAGTGATGCCGCCGTGGATATGTCGGCAGAGGACCCGGACGGAACAGAACCAATTGAGTTCTCCGCGCATATCAACAAGCTTGGCCGCATTGCAGAGCAAGAGGAAGGTTATGTATGTGACGTGACCATTACTCCAACAGGCGAACCGGTGGTAGGTTCATAATGGCAAAGAAACAACTTACCAAAGACGATATATTATCCGCTAATGACATCTATAAGGAGGAAATAGATGTCCCTGAATGGGGCGGAACTGTATTTGTCAAAACATTATCAGGGGAAGAACGTGATAAGCTGGAAGCAAGTATTATAAGCTTTGGTCCATCAGGACAAGCGCGTGGGATGCGGACGGATAAGTTACGTTCTACATTAGCCGTTTTAGGCATTTGTGATAAAGATGGAAATCCAATCTTTGCTGAAAAAGATATTCCAGCACTTGCAAAGAAATCAGCATCAGCATTGGATAGAGTTGTGGTAGCTATTCAACGTTTAGCAGGTATGTCCCCTGCTGATGTTGATAGCCTAATTGGTGAACTAAAAAACGACCAACCCGCCGCTTTGCCTTCCGATTAGCGGCGAGGTTAGGTATCTGGGACGTTGATGATCTCTTGAAAAAGATTTCATCAAAGCAGCTAAGTGAATGGATGGCGTTTGCAGAATTAGAGCCATTTGGTTTTCAAGCAGATATGTTTGGACATGCTTTGACAGCAAAACATATTATTGATAGTCAACGAAAAAAAGGCTCCAGACCTGTTGACATCAGAGACTTAGTGCCGAAAGAGATAAAGACACAATCGGAAAATAAGATGAGTTTCGTCCAAACTCTAAAAAGCTTTTTATATCGTACGAAACAAAACGGTAAATAATGGCCACAACTATTGCCAAACTCATTGCCATATTAGGCTTAGATAAATCTGAATTCGATAAAGGCGTAGAAGGTGCCGAAAAACGCGGCAACGTTCTAGGCAATACTTTGCATGGATTGGGAATGGTTGGTGGTGGAGTTTTAGCTGCTGGCCTTGGCGCTGCCACTGCTGCCGCCGTTCTACTGGGCAAGACAATTGGCCCCGCTTCTGATTTAGGCGAAAGTGCAAACGCTATCAACGTTGTATTTACTGATGCAGCGGATATACTGCATGAATATGGAAAGACAGCGGCCACAACTGTTGGACTATCCACTCGCTCATTCAATCAATTATCATCCGTTACTGGTGCATTCCTGACCAATCTTGGATTTGACTCCAAGGGCGCTGCCAATGAAACAATCAAGCTTACAGAACGTGCCGCCGACATGGCATCCGTATTCAATACGGATGTATCTTCTGCTTTAGCTGCTATTCAATCAGGCTTGAAAGGTGAATTCAACCCGCTGGAGCAGTTCGGTGTCAAGCTGAATGCTGCTACAATTAACGAACGTGCTTTAGCCATGGGACTTGCCAATACAGAAGAAGAACTAACAGACAGTAATAAAGCTACTGCTGCTTTAGCTTTGATCTATGAGCAAACGGACAAAGTGGCCGGAGATTTCGCGAATACTTCTGATGGACTTGCCAACATGCAACGAATATTTGCCGCGCAAGTTGAGAATACAGCAGCACGGTTTGGAACAAAGTTATTGCCCGCTTTGACATCAGCAGGTAAAACGCTGATGCAATATTTTTCCAGTCCTGCTGTTCAAGCTTTCTTGGATACGTTAGCCGAACGAATTGGAGCATTGGCACAAGCAGCAGCAGATAAGCTTCCAATATTCATTCAGAATATAAAATCTGCCTTTGGTTGGTTGATGGATAATAAGGGCGTTATCGTTGCTGCCATTGCTGTAATCTCTGCTGCCGTGCTCGCATTCATAGCAACATCAGCGGCAGCTATGTTAGCAGCAGCACCGGCGTTTTTACCTGTTCTCGCTGTCATTCTGTTGATTGCTGGCGCTGCTTATCTTCTATATCAAGCATGGACGAATAATTGGGGCGGTATTCAGCAAAAGACAGCAGCGGTAATTGCTTTCATTCAACCATTCATCCAACAGCTAATCACATGGTTGCAAACGAATATACCCATAGCTATTCAGTATCTAACTAATTTATGGAACAATGTATTGATGCCCGCCTTACGTGGTGCATGGTCATGGATGCAATCTGTTCTGTTCCCGTTCTTGAAGCAGCTTGGCGATTTATTCATGAATACAATTGGACGCCAAATTGTTACGCTTGTAAACATCATCAATGCAAATTTCCTGCCAATATTGAAACAAGTGGCATCATGGTTAGGTGCTAATCTAATGCCAGTATTGAAAACTGTTGGAAGTTATTTATTCAATAACTGGGTCAACGGCTTTAAAGCATTATCAAGAGGCATAGAGACTGTCACAGGATGGCTCCAGCGAATGAATGATATGTTATCTTCAATTCAATTGCCGTCATGGTTGACGCCGGGAAGTCCTACGCCGTTTGAATTAGGCCTATTAGGCATAGCTGATGCAATGCAGAGAATAAACAGCACTGGATTGCCGTCGTTATCTGCTGGCAGCATGACTGGAGCAC